CTCTAAAGGACCCACTTGTGCACCCCTCAGTGCAGCAATAGCTTCTTTTCTAAATGTTTCTAGCTTTGTATTAAAGTTTGCAGCTTTAGCATTGAATCCAAGTGCTGCTGTTGCTTTAGCAATACGTCCTTCGATAGGACCAGAATCTGCACCCTGTTGAATATCTCTTAAAATATCATCTGCAGCACTTAATGTAGTGTATCTTTTACCAGCTTTTTCTCTTTCTCCAAAAGTAGGTTTATCTTTTATATCAGTAACTACACCATCTTTGGTCTTTACAATTAATCTATCTTTTTCATTATAGCCAAGTTCTTTTTTTTCTTCTGCAGTAGCTGCTCGTAAAGACTCAACAGGGTCTTTTTCTTTAGCCTCTTCAAGAGCAATTAAAGTTGTAGGTAATTTTGATAAACCTTCTCCAGCTGCTCTAAGGGCACCAGCTAAAACATTCTCTCCTGGTCTTTGTGTGGATTGTAATAGAGGTGCTGCAAATGTAGACGCTATGATTGCTTTTTCTCTAGATGACAATCCCCCTGTTTGAAAGTGTTGAATATTTGCAATGCCCCCCTTATTAAATTGTTTAGGTTTATGATATTTAAAATATCTATCTCGAAACATTTTTCTGGTTAATACTTTTTCCATATTACCTCGGTTGCATTAAATTATATGCAGAGTAAGCACCTAAGCCAGCACCTATCGCTTGTCCAACTGGATTAGCACCAGGAGCCGTGGATGCTGTTATTGTACTCTGTGTCGTAGGAAGATTTGTCATGATACCTTTTAAAAATTCTATTCTTTGGAAAGGTTCGTATTCTCTTTGTAATGCGGTTTGTCTTTGTGCATCTAATTGCGCTTGACCAATACCTCTTTGTAATGCACCAGCTTGTAATTGCGCTTGAATATCAGCTAGACCCATTCTTTGCTCTTGAGCACCGATTGCAGCTAGAGCTTGTCCTGCTCCTAATTGTTGTTGTCTTTGAGTTTGTGCAGCACCTAATGCAGTTTGAAAACCTTGTGCTTGTGCCTGACCAATATTTGCTAATCTTGCTCTTTCTATTTCAGCTTCTGCAATTCCTTGTCTTGCTCCACCAAATGCACCACTCATTGCAGCTTGTGCTCCTAATCTATTTGTAGCTATGTTTGCTTGTCTTGAAATTTCATCCGTAACAAAAGATTGATATGGATTAAAAAATTGTGAAATGTTTGGAGCTGAAATACCTTGTTGTAATGAACTTATACCTTGTGCGACTGTACCTGCACCAACTCCAGTTTGACCTGCTTGAGTGGCTGCCGCAGTTTCAAGAGCAGATATAGGTGCGACCTGCATCGCTGGTAAATTTACTGGAGTAGAGGCTAATTTAGAAGCTTGATCATAAAGTGATAGTTTTCGTGCTTCAACTCCTGGAGCCTCTCTTTGAATTACTTCTGATTGTCCAGTTTGTGCTGGGGCTGAACTTCCACCTCCAAAAATAAAACTCATTAGTTTAACTCCTTAGTATATAAATATCTTTTTACTGCCCAACCTTTAGTTTTTAAAAAAGGTTCCCAACCTGGTCTTGCATGAACAGCAATTCTTTTGCACTTAGTTTCCTTTGCTAGAGATTCAATTTTATTTGCAAGTTTATCTTGCCAAAGTTTTCTTTTTTGTCCTTTTAATAAAATTACTTCACATTGTTTGAAATTTGGTAAAGCAACTATTCTTGTCACACAAACACCAAATACTTTATAACCTTCACCATCATCGGATCCAAACATCATATGCAATTGCATAGAACTATCTTCTAAACATTTTTTTAAATTTTCAATATTCATAGGATCACCATCATATTTCAAACCTTCTCTCAACATAAATTCACATAAATCCCAATACGTATCAAGAGTTTGTGGATATATTTCTAATACTTCTACTTCTTTTTTAATTTTAATTTTTCTTGCTTCCATTTGTTATATCGTAAATTCTTTTAAATTGTTTTTGTTGATTATAAAAAAAATCTGCTCCAGCTTTTCTCATTCCTTTAAAACTTTTTGGATCAGCACCAGATAAAATACCAGCTCCTAAAACAGCGTCTGCTCTTGATACAAATTCACCATCAGCTAATTGTGCTAACATAGTATCTTCATCTTTATCACCAACACCTGCTCCATCTTCTACGTAACCTGTAGCTCTTACATAATTGTTAACATCATTTTCATCATGATCTAATTTTGAGGGTAAATAATTTACACCTCCTTGATTATATTTTGGAAGTGCAGTGGCTAAACCTCCTTGATTTGCATAGAACATATTTTGTCCTGTTACATCTGATCTTGAAGGCATTGCATTTTTAGCAGAAACAAAAGCACCCTCTAATTTTTTATTTTCTTTTTCATATTCTCTTTCATAATCTTCCTTAGAAAATCTAGGCTTAACTGGTTCCTCGTCACCCATTAAAAATGGAGCAATAGTTGAAGCTGCAATTAATTTTGTTCCAGTATCTGCTCCTAAAATTCCTGAACCTTTTGCTGCTGCTGTAGCAGCGTCACCTTTTAAACCAGCTGCTGCAATTTCATCAGCTGTCATTTTTTTTTGACCAATCATTTTTGTTAAGAAATTATCTCCGCCCATTCCAGGAATACCACTAAAAGCACTTCCTCTAAAACCTTGTGTAGCAGAAGCAAAAGGTGTGCCCGCAAAACGTTCCATGCCACCTAGTTTACCTAAACCAAAAGTTGCACCACCCACAAGGGCAGCATCTTTAAGTGCTGTTCTAGTTGATTTTCCTCTAAGTTTTTGTACGCCAAAAGTGGCTAATGCAAGTGTAAATGGATCCATATACTATTTCCCTAATAATAGCATATATTAGCATTTTATTTACGTGCTATCAACTCATCGTAAAACTTGCCTTGATATTGATGCTCTCCTACATGAACAATTGAGTCATTAATAAAAGCATAACATTTACCACCTAAGTTTCTCCATAGTTGGCAAAAAGCAAAATCTTCACCATTGAAAGTTTTAGTGTCAGTATCGTGGTGCGTGTCAAAAAAATTCCACATATTAGGTTTATCAACGTATTCTCCGTTTATTACTGTCTTTTGAACTATTTGTTTTTCTGGGTACTTTTCTATCATTTTTTCAATAACGTTTCTTTTTATTAACATACATCCTGTTGGAGAATCCGTGACCTCCATCACACCATTATCTAATTTAATATCATTAACATTTGGAACTTTCATAGGATAAGTATGTAAAGCTCTTCTTATATCGTCAGCTGATTTTATTTTACCCTCTAACATTTTTTTATATGCCTTGTCCCACATTAAAGTTTTAAGCGGATAAGGGACTGATATGATATCTTTCTCTGCTTTAAGCATAGAAAAAATTGATTTCGATTGAAAATAAATGTCTGAATCTATAAACAACAAATGACTTGCTTTTGATTCTAGAAATCCAGCTACACATAAATTTCTACCTTGTGTTACAAGTGATGATTTTATTAGATGAAAAGAAACTTTCATCTTTTTCTTAAAACATTCTTGTTGAAATTCAATTAAAGCTTGAGTGTAATGTATTGAAACATCGCTATGTACAGGTGTGCCTACAAACACATTATACTTTGAAAATTCATCTTCCTCTTTGATCCAAAGTGGTGTGGTGGCTTTACCAAAATCAGATTGTGATTCAATTTTTAATTCATTCAGTGTTTGATATGTATCTTCGTTTATATATTTATCGTTTGACATTTAAGGCTCCTTGTAAAAAATTTGTCCACTCTGATCCCTTACGTTCCCAACTATAAAATCTTTTATAAAATTTTTGTTGTTCATTTAAATATTTTTGCATATCTTCTTCGTGTAAATAATAAGCAGAAGCATCAATTGCATGAGCAAAAGATTCTGCTAATAGGTCATGATTTTTAGTAAAGTTTACGTAAGTTGGCCATTCAGAGCAAGTCTCAGGTAAAGCACCAAAATTAGTTGTGATTACATGCACACCAGCAGCTAAAGCTTCAAGGGCTGACACACAAAAAGTTTCTTCAAATATACATGGGTATACAAATAAGTCATAATCTTTAATATGCTCTTTAATAAATTCATTTGGTTTGTAACCAATATAATTTACATTTGGTAATTTTTCTGCTTGTTCAAAAAGTGGTATAAAATCTTTTTTGTTGTGTTCTGAAAAAGCACTTCCATAAACATCACAAGAGCTATAAACATCTAATGTTATATTTTCATTTTTAACCATTTGCATAGCATATAACAAAACATTTAAACCTCTCCATGGAGTACAATGATGAATAATTTTTATCGGCTCTCCTTTTTTATAAATTTTTCTTTCAGGAAAGTTATCAGTGCCATTTTTAATAACTATTGATTTATCTTCTGGTATTCCAAAAAAATATCTAAATTTTTCATAAGTCCAATGCGAGTTAAAAACATACCAATCATACTCATTGAATCTTGATTTATTTCTAAAAAATTCTTGTAAATTATTTTGATCGTAGGAATTTTTTTGCCAGAGTATATTTATCTTATTTTTATCTAAAGGTATTTTACCAGGTATGGAAGTGCATATTTGGAATTTACTTAATAAATCTTTTGAAACATATTTTTCTAACAACTCGTGTTGTAACTCTGTTGCGCCTCTAGGTTCCATCAAAACTATTCTTTTGTTTTCGCACCAATTTGTCCAACCCTTGTAACTTTAATTTCTAAATCTTGTCTAAAATCATCATCAGTAGTATCAGTATTGGGGTCAGCAACATCAGCATCAAAAGCTGCTTTAGATTCATAAACTTTTCCCGTACGTTTATTTTTAATAATTTCTTTTGCTTCTGCAGGTATTCTTGGTAACTCACTCATTTTCCTCTTCCTTGTTTATGGTATTTCTTATAACTTCTTTTTTCATTTTTGTTAAGTCTTTTTTTGTGCCGACCAGGACGCTTCCTAGGTTTTGGTCTTGGTACAAAGTGAACAAATTTTTGTCTAGCCATTATTCAATAAAACCATTAATGGTTAATCTTCCGTCATTTATATCATTTCCATAATTTAAAATCGACCCATGTCTAATTCTTGAATCAAAAAAAACACATCTATTTTTAATAGATTTTACACTTACTAAAGGTATATCTGAAATACCATCGTAAAAATTAGTGCCTGAATCAGTATTATTATTTAAGTAAACAATACAAGTATATTTTTTTGGAAAATCTGTATGAATAAAATCTTTGGTTTGATCATTACCTAATCTTAAATGAACATGTAAATCAAGATGAAAATTATCTTGGTAATTAAATTTAGATTTAAATTCTTTTAAAAACAATGCGTGTAAAAATATATTTTCATTTATTAAAAAATTACTTCTATATCCAGGCCATGTTTGTTGGGTCTTAAAAAGATTGTTAAAATCATCTGCATTATATAACTTTATTTTTTTTATATCTGATTCAATTAATTCTAGATCGTCAAAAAAATTTTCTACTATGTGTATCATGATTTTTTATAAATTTGATTTCCTACTACTAAGACATCAATTTTTGAATCTTTAAAATAATTAATTGCATCTTGAATATTTGACATTATCGGTTTACCTCTAATGTTGAAACTTGTATTTAATAATAAAGGGCATTCTGTAATCTTATAAAATTCATGTATTAAGTTATAGTATAATTTTTGATTTTTATCTACACTTTGAAATCTACAAGTACCATCAACATGTGTGATACTTTTTAAATTATCTTGTATTACCTTACCTACATAAAGCATGTAAGGGTTTTCAAAATTATTATCAAAATATTTTTTTACATGTTCTTTTAAAATAGATGCTCCAAAAGGTCTATAATCTTCTCTTTTTTTAATTTTATTCACAATATTTTTTCCATCTTTTATTATAGGGTTAAATAATATTGATCTATTTCCTAAAGCTCTTGGGCCTATTTCACCTTGACCTTGGTACCAAGCAACAACTAAACCTTGTTTTAAATATTCAGCTGTCTTTTTTATTGTTTCTAAATTTGGTTCTGAAACAGGTTTTTCATCGGTTTGAATAAAAGGAAAATTGTTAAGTTTAAATTCAGGTAAATTATTTTTTAATCTTAAATATTCTAATGCACCTAGAGAAAGACCCTCGTCATTACAATGAGGAGGTATAACTAAATTGTTAAATTTTTTTTTCAAAGCAGTATTCCAAATTACATTTTGTGCAACACCGCCAGTGTAAGTTATACTAGCATTATAATTTCTTTCAGTTGTTACCTCAAAAAAATCAACTAAAATTTCAGATACTTTATCATGTATTGTTCGTATCCAATCAAGAGGTTGCCAAGCCGCTAATAATTCATCACCAATATGATTTTTATATAAATGAAAATCAAAAAGTTCTTTTATATCATAGATAGTAAAATTTAATTTTTTTTTGAATTTAGGTAATATATTTCCATAAGATTGCAAACCCATGAGCTTACCTGAAATATCATATGACTCAGCTCCTTCATGACCAATCTTAAATTGTTTTGCCGTATTAAACATACTTAGACCAAGTGAGCCATGTACTCTTGTATCACCTCTATTAATTAATTTACCATTTTTAAAAACTGTCCAAGCATTATTTTGATCTCCAAACCCATCAATAACTATTTCATATTCAGCTTTTTGTTTTTGTAATGGCCAACAACTTAAAGCATGAGCATAATGATGATTTACTCTAAAAGTATGAGGATGAGAAAAATATTTGTAAGGTATCGCAGGAAAAAATTGTTCGTTGTTAATTGGTAAATTGTGTCTCCAAGGATCAATTACAATCGCTACTTCATCAATTTCATTTACTTTAATACCAAAAAATTTTTTGACATCCTCTTCCCAATCGTAAAGGTTATCGTAAGCATGATGTTTTTTTTGTAAAATTCTTTCCGTTTTTAAATAATGAACATTTTCACCATCAAAAAACGAAATGTTACTATCGTGTTCACAGAGTCTAAGACCAATGAGTTTTTTAGCCATTCTCCTGTGATCTATCTATCTGTGCATAACTAATTATACCTTGTATCTCATTAGCAGTCCCTGCGGTCATTTTTAAAATATCACTCTCTTCTAAAACTAAAGTTTGTAAAATAATATTCTCTATTGTGTTGGCTGGTATCGCTTTTCTATGTATTGCAAAAGTTGAAGAAGCTGATGTGTCAGTGACTTGCACAGAAAAATTAATAGGACTACTAGAAGAATTATCAACTTGTATTTGTTTTACTAAGCATCTAGCATTTGCAGGTGATGTTAAAACAGAAGTTGTATCTGTTGTTGTTAGATTTATTCCAGCGTTTTTATATTGAATTGTCATGATAAAAAATAATTAAAAGCATCTTGTTCATTTTTTAGTTCTTTTTGGTATGTAGTGTTTAACTTATCTTGCATCGTTCGTAAAGACTGATTTATTTGTCTTTGGTTTTCTTCTGTATAAATTGGTGAAGGCTCTGGAATAACTATGTCTACTCTTGCCATTATCTCATACCATCTGGTTGTACGTCTGCTCTAAACGTTCCAAATCTCCAATTTTGTTCAGTTGAAGTGTTGGCTATTTTTAAACTTGCAAATCTAGCTCTAGCTCTTGTGTCTATTTTTTTAGTTGTCGATGTAACTGTAAATGGACCCAGTGGAGAGGAAGTTTCAGTATCGACTGGAAAATCTCTTAATAAAATTGTCACTTGAGCATCTCCTTGTAAAGTTTTAAAATCAGGAATAAATCTACTCATACTTAAAAACATTTGACCTTCTCCATTTACGTTAAGACTAAAATCTCCTGATTCTATAAATGCAGGTATAGCAGTTTTAGCTCCAGTAGCACTTACTTCATCAACACCTTTTTCATGTTCAAAATATTTTGTTGATCCATTTACATTTGTTACACCTTGAATGGTTGGGAATGTTGGTAAGCCTGTGGAATTAAATTCAGTTGCATAAGGATTATCATATAAATTTGCATCTACCCAAGTGGTTCTAGAAAGAGAACCAGTTACCCATGTGCCATCTTGATAATTATAACAAACATATCTATCGTTAAAAGCTGAGTTTGCTTGTGGGTAATACCAACATAATTCTTCATAAAGAGTATTTAAACCTGCATAAACAGATTCTCCATTTTGATAATTTACTCCTAAGTTGTTTCCATTTTTTGTCGTAAAAACAAAATCCTCTACTGAACACGGCAAAGATTTTACTGTACCATCATATACAAAAAATCCACCTGCCTCTGCCATCCAATATACTGCTCCATTAACATATTTTATAGAGTGTTGTCCAATAGCACCGCAATTAGAACCAACCTGCCTAATAGAAAATGTAAAAGGAGGGCCAACAAACTGCATTACATAAGCAGCGTTGTCTGTTAAAATAAACGTGTAGTCTTTACCTTTTACTGCACCAACAATTTTTGTTCCAGAATCAAGTCTAAAAGTACCTGCAGTATTTACAGATGTTGCAGCATAATCACTTATATTTTCTTGATCAGAAAATCTTATAAACATTTTATCTTGAGAGCTTTTTGTACCTATTGTTGTTTCAGTGCCAAGCATGATTAAATGTCTATCTCTATCAGATACAAGAGACATTACTGAAGCAGTAGGAGCATTACTTATAACTGCAGCTCGTGTCGTTAAGGCATTAGGATTAGAGTTAATTGGGTTCCATTCAAAAGACTCACCATTTTTAATTGTAGCTATTAACTTTTCTCCAAAATTATCTAATGACCAAGAAGCTGGATCGATCGTAAGTGTTTGTGATAAAGATGCGTCTCCCCACCCAGTGTAATATTCAACACCAGTTCCACTCAAATGCGCTGATCTGGTCCCTCCTGCAGCTCTTGTAATACCAGTTAAATCATTTGTTGATATTCCAGTATATGAGATAAATTCTGCACCTACTTTAATAGTGCCTGATGTTGGAAATCCTGCTGTGGAGGCAAGTGATATAGAGGTTCCTGAACCACCAGTTCCTGCCGTGTCATCAAGTAGAGCTCCATTAAGTGTGCCAAAAACTTGTTGACCACCGCCCCATAAACCTGTTCCCCACCCAAAACCATATGTAAAACCTAATGAGCCAGGTTTTATATAAGGAGTGACTATAGCCGATCCACTACCTGCAACCGTGGTTCCAGCAGCACTAGCCATGGTAATTGTAAACGTGTCACTATCAGGAACTGATACAACTTGAAAAGTATTAGTTTCAAAATCAGCTGCACTATACCCTGCACCAGTTGGCGGGGTTACAGAACTAAAAAGAAATAAATCACCAACCTCTAAAGAATGAGCTGGTTTATTTACAATGACTGTCGCTGAAGTATTTGTTGTGTCAAAAGTACATCCAGTCAGTGGCGTGTTCAAAGGTGTTATATCAAAAAAAGCACCTTCATAATAAATGACTAAAAGTTTATTTGTCCCAATAGCAGCGTATCTTCTGCCATCTAAATCAGCCCATATAAATTGTTCTCTTGCTGCACCTACAAGTGTTTTATCTAAAATTTCTTCCCAACCACCTATTTTTTCTGGTAATCCATATCTAAACCGAACAAAGTCTCCGTCCGTCCATTGACCTTCTGCACCAGTTTGTGTGACTTGTTTATTGAATCCAGGAGCTATTTTTACTTTTGTTAAAGGCATATCGTATTATACCTTAAAATATTGAACAATAGAAGATTACTTGGTTTCTATATTTTGACCCATATGACTAGAAAGTTCTGAGGTTTTTTTATCAAAATGTTTATTACATTCCATAGCTAATGAAACAAATAAATTTGTGCAATGTTTTAAGGCCTCAGCTGATAATAAAATTTTCTTTTTTTCATTAATTATTTTTATTTCTTCATCACTAAATATTATTTCACCTGATCCGTCTTTATCCATAAGTTGATTAATTTGCATAATTTTCCTATTCTACACTTTTTGCCGTATGATCGGGCATACCCCAAAAAGGTCTTGTATCAATATAACGATCTGTATTTTTACCATTTTTATCTACGTAATGCAAGAAAGCTTGAACTGAAAAGTCTCCTTTGAATTCTTCTCTATAATGTGGCAATTGTCTTCCTAGATAAATTACTGCTTCACCTTTTTCTAAATACATTGGCTTCTCATTTATAAATATAGGCCATGGTGTTCCATCGTTATTTATATTTAATGTTACACTTATTTCACAAGAACGCCTATCTGTGTGATTTGATAAGGAAGCAAATTTTGTGTAGCATCTCCAAAAAGCATATGTAGGTAAAAGTTCAACACCAGTTTCAGATTCCATTAAAGGTTTTTGTTTTAACATTAAAGCTTCTATAACTGGGTCACCATAAAATTTTGAATCAGGCACAGACATTTCTTTCGACTCATCAAAATCAGTAACATTCAATCTATGTCTAATTTCACAATAATTACCAAGTAAATCTATTTCATCTTTAGATAAAAAATTTTTAATTTTTTTATAAGTAAAATCTTTTCCTATAATGCCCATGCTACTACCGAATATCTTTCTCCCTCAGTTACAGGCTTAACCATATGAGGGTATAAAAAATTGCTAGGCCATATAACCATTCTATTTTCTTTTTTTTCAATCGTGGTAATTTTATCAATCTTTGGATATTTAAAACATAGCTCACCACCTTTGTAATTTTCATTAACCAAAAAAATACAACTAAAAGTTCTAGGAATTTTTTGGCTATGATCTACATGAAATTTATAATGACCACCTGGGGTATATTTTAAAATTTGAACATCGTTAACTGTAAACTCTTTTGGAAAATCATGAAAATGTAAATAGTTAGTGATGCAGATTTTTAAGTGGTGAATTAAATAATTACACCATAAAACTTCAGTATAAGAATTTGTTGTTATATTATGTAATCCCCAAGTTTTAACTCTTCTTATTTTTTCATCTAATACTGGTTCATTTTTTCCAATTACAGTAGCTGCTTCAAAATCTTTATGAGTAGCACAAATTTTTTTAAATGATTCTAAAGTTTTTTTTGGCATTATGTTATCAAAGACGGTGATGTATTTATGTAAATCAGCATTTACTTCCATGATTTTTTCTTCCAAAATATTTTTTTGTAATTATGTACTATATGCTTTAACATAAAAAATCTATTTTCTAAATATTTTTTTTCAGTTATTGGTTTAACTTCCATTTTCCAACTATCTCTTCTAAATGGAATACATTGTACATAAGGCGTTCCTCTTTCTAATATAGTATCTAATATTTCATATTTGTCACCATTAATTACAATTGGAAAATTAACTTCATTTTCAAAACTATCGGTGTCTACTATTCCAGGAATAATAGAGAAACGATCATCTGAATTATTTAAGGGTGGTACAAATAAGGTAGAGTATCCTGGTGGTGTTTTAATTATCCAAGGGTTTAATATTTTATGAAAAGATAAATTCTTATTTTTTTCAACATAAGGACTACCTTTTAATTGATCTGTAGAATGAAACTCTGGTTTACCTTGATAATTTATATTAACTTTTTCAGCGATAGAATTCATCATTTGTTGGGCTGAATCAAAGCCACTTCTTTTTTTTCCTTCAAATTCTACATTGTGTCTTATTTTATAATCAGTTGGTATTTTTAAAATATATCCACAAGTAAGAGTATCTAAAAAAGGCATACATCCTTTTACAGTTTGATTCTCATAACTATGAGTTAATTTTTTATACCAATCTGGAATATTAGTTTTTGTTAAGACAGGTAAAATATCTTGGTTGTTTTTAATAAATTGTTTATTAGCAGAAAAGGTAATTATGTTATCTAACATCCTAAATGTTTAACACATTTAAGGAAGCTGTAAAAGATTTAAATAAGTAATTCCATTATCTGCACAATATTTTTCCCAAGTGACTATAGGGTACGATACTGTTGAAGTATCAAATGTATCCAAATAATTATTATAGTTTACAACTTGTGTATATAAAGTTTTAGCCTGAGTATTAGCATTCGCATTAACTATGAATCTTGTTAAGGCATCTCTTATATCTTTTAAATATAAATGCAAATCTTCTGCATTTGCAATAGAACCAGGTTCTGATTGTTCAGAAATAGTCATTGAATTCCCATCAATAGTCCAAGTAGCACTATTTTGTTTTATTATATTAAAATCAGAATCGCTTATATCTATTTCTGTATGTGGTGTATTGATAGCAGTTAACTCATTCTTTTCAGTTTCGTTTGCTGCTATTCTTAATAAATTATTATTTAAAGTAATTGCGTAAGCCATTATGCGTTCCCATCATCAAAGTAAAGTATTCCTCCACCGCCACCAGCGTCCCCTGGAGTTGGTGTTGGTCCACCATTGTTAGCACCTGCAAAGTTTGTACCAGGGCCTAAACCAGCTGATCCTGCAAATATAGCTTTTTCTGGTAAAAGAACTCCACCTGGAGCTGATCCATAAGTACCTGCATTTGCTCTATTAGGTTGAAAAGCGGGACCACCTCTAGCTCCTCCACCACCGCCATTTGCAGTAAATGTTGAAACTGTTGATGCTGCGCCTGCGTTTCCGTCATTACCTCCAGGACTTGTAGTCCCTTTAGTTCCGCCTGCTCCTAAAGAATATGCAACTGAAGCTCCTCCTGTCACTGGGCCAGAGAAAAAACCAATTCCTCCTCCGCCTCCAGCTCCTCCGTGTCTTCCTGGAGCTTGAGTTGAAAATCCACCAGCACCACCACCAGCACCACACAGATATGCATAAAAATTATTTGCAGCTGGGTTTGCTGTGATGTTACCACTATTAGGACCTACTTCAGCAAAATGTAAAACGTAAGCACCATCTCCTCCTGCTCCACTTGATGCAGCAGTCAATCTTCCTTGTGCATCGACCGTTATGTTTGCAGTCGTGTATGATCCTGCGGTAACAGAAGTATCTGCAAGTTTATCTGCAGTTACTGCGTCATTTGCAATTTTATCTGTTGTTACATTTGCATTTAATATAGATGCAGTTACGACTGCATTGTCAGAAAGTTGTGCAGCTCTGATTGCATCATCTGCAATTTTTGCATTCGTTACGGCATCGTCAGCAATTTGTGCTGTGCCAATAGAACCACCTAAAGTGTCTAATGAAACTTCTTTTAAATTTGTTCCGTCTGAGTAAGCCGCATAAATTTTTTGTGCGTCTGGAGTAAATCCAGTTCCTGAAGCAGTTTTAATTGTTAAATTTGTTGGGTTTGTTACTCCTGTGCAATCAAAGATATAAAATTTTTCTATTGAATCTGGAATAGTACAAACTGTGCTCGCTGCAATCGATGCAGTTGCAAATTTAATAACTAAATTTCTTGCGTTAGATAAAGCACCATCCGACATTGCAAGTGCAAGAGTACCACCACTTGAAAGTGTTACTTGTTCAAATCCTGCTACTGCTTGTTGAATTAAATTTAAGTTTGTGTTTGTTTTATCACCCCACGTACCAGCGTTTTCACCAGTAGCCATAAGTTCTAATTTAAGATCGCTTGAATAAGTAGATGCCATAAAATTTTTCTCCTAAATAATTATAATATTACCAAAATTATGCAGCTCGATCAACCTCTGTCCAAGTATTATTTACACCAGGATTTATCTCAGCCCATGCAGTTATACTTAAACTTCCTACTGATGCTGTCATTTGAATACCACTGACGTCAATATTAGCTACACCCGTTGCGGTTACTTGACCGACAGATCCTGTCATTTGTAAACCACTTGTACCAATAATTTGAGCTGGAATAGTTTCAATGGAGCCTATTGACATTGTGCTTGATAAGCCTGTCACAGACTCGTTTGTTGATTGAATCAGTGTTATGCTACCCATTGAAAAAGTAGCTGAAATTCCTGTCACATCAACTGGAGTTTTTAATCCAGCTATTGTATTACCCATAGATCCAGTTAAGGATCCTGCGCTAGTAACTTCTACATTTGCATCACCTACAAAAGAGAGTGAACCAATTGCAAAATCTAATTGATCTTCTGAAGCAGTAACAAATATATCTCCATCAATTTGTAAAGCTATATTTGCTAAAGTAAAACTAGATTGAATTCCACTTACAACTGCAGTAAAATCTGCAGAGGCTGTTGCTGCTCCTATAGAAGATGCAATAGATTGGCCTGTAGCTTCTACTGAAAAAGCCTCACCCCACGCAGAGTTACCCCATGCTTGACGACCCCATCCAGAATTTATCTCTCCCTCGGCTGTCTCTTCGCCAAGGCTTGAAGTCATTGATATACCCGTTACGGCAACATCTACGATGGTTTCATTAGCTCCCCAAGGTTGTGCACCCCAAGCTAATCTACCCCAACCAGTATTTACTTCTGTGGTAATTGTTTCTTCGCCAATACTAAAGGATGCACCTAATCCAGTTACTGCAGGACTTATATCACTTTGGTTTCCCCAAGATCCTGTTCCCCAACTAAGTGCACCCCATGTATTTGACATTCATTATATTCCTTATGCAAGTCTTAAGATTGCAGCAGAGGTTGTAAATGCAGGGAACTGAATTGTAAAAGTTCCCGAAGTTGCAGTTTTGTCTCCACCAAAATCTAAAACGGCTACAGCATCTGTAGTGCCTGATCCACCATCAGTTGTTGTATTGTAAATTAATGCACCTCTTGCAGTAAGCGTTACACCTACAAATGATAAATCTGCAAAATCAGTTATTGCTACTGACGATGAAACTTTTACACCTTGGTTTACCAAAGCTTTTCCACCTGCTGTGTACCCAGATGGTGAAGTAACTTCTGTGTTAGATCCTCCTCCTGGATTTGTAGCGTAATTAGTAGTTGATTTTCCTAAAGTTGCAGAACTTGTAAACATCGCTAATTTATAAGTATCAGATGATGTATCAAAGTCGTGTTTTCCTTGAAGTAATTCTTTTTTAAAAGAATCACAAATTGCGTTTGTTGTTATTGCCATTTTATTTCTCCTATTTTTATGGACTAGGAGAATCGACTTTTATTCTTGGAACTCCGTCAGAATATTCTCCTCGTCTTCTTCTACCCATTTGTTGTAGGGCAAAATTCTGTACTTCTTCATTATACTTTGAATTATAGAGGTTGTATAGATTGTCTGGACCTTTCAAAAATCTAAAGGCTTCACTTAATACTCCATGCAAAAGCATTGACTCTTGATGAGTTGATAAAAAAGTATTATCTGTACTTGTAAAATTTGGTGGGTCTTTAATATAATTTATTTGAACAGTGTCAGCTGCAGCTGGTGTTGGAGCCACTAAAATTATAGCACCAGTTTGAACATTATCTTCCCAGTTTGCCCAGTATTTTGGTGTTCCTTGTGCATCAGTTCCGTTAAATTCAGAAATAAAACTAGTGTCTCTTTTTTCTAAAAATACTCTAGTGCTACCACTAATAACTTGAACTGATCTTATAAGTATTGCATCTGAAGGTAATGAGACATATCTATTTCCTGCCGTAAAAGTTGAAGTTGCATATTTTCTTAAATCATCATAATCAACTTTACCTGCAATATCTAATTCAACATTTCTAATAAATTCTTGAATTATAGCATCTGTCAATACATTTGAGCTTACCTCTGTATAATTTCTTACTTGAGTTAAAAAATTTGAATGTGTGATAGCCATTATGTAATACTTACCCCTACTGAACCTATTAATGAAATAAGTTCTCTTCTTCTATTTTGTAAAGACGGATCTTCTGGAACCATACCATGTTGAGTAGTAGTCACTCCATTTGTTGTAACTTGAATATCTTGTGTTTTAAATGCAAAATCTCCTGGTAAGGATAAATCTGCAACACCAACATGTATACCACCAGAATTAGAAATTGTATTATCATTTGCAAACTCCTGTGATGGTTGTTGAAATTTCATGACTCTAGGATTTTTTAATGCAATTGCATCTGCTTTATGATGAGGTGGATCAAGTTGAGGATGTTTAGCTTCAAACTCAGATATGTGAACCAATGATCCATTCCACTCTTTTACCATTTCTTTATATGGAAAAGCCATTCCTGATCTGTCAGATATAGCTTTTGATCTTTTACCAGTTGCAAATGACATTATACTCCATCTCCAAAATAAGTTTGAGGAGATATATAAACAGATGCTCTTTGGCCATCTTCATTAAGTGCTCTTAATAATTCATCCTCATATAATTGTTTTAATAATTGAATTCTATCTGGTGCTCTTTTTACAGATAAATAATATGCAAGACCTGAGCACATACAAGGTAAAAATCTGTAAGCTACATCAGCTTGATTTGTATAAGAACCTGCATCTTCAATTCTATTTATAGTGTAAAATTTTAATGTAGTAAAAGTTGTTGCATCAGGAGCTAAATATAAATTGATTGTAGGTGTTGTTTGTCTATCAACAAAATATTGTGAGGGTTGCCCTGTTTGTAATTTGTTTGGAAGAGCTGCGTATGCAGACCTATCAATTTTTGTTAATGATATATCATTAGTTGAAGAGGTATTTCCAGCTGCATTTGTTGTTGAAATATAAGCTTCTAAAACATCATTTACTTGTCCATCTACGGTGTAGGTTGCAGTTCCTGCTACTAAAGCCACTTCATTCAATTCAACTTTCCAAAGATGAATTCCTCTATTACCCCACTCCGAAAATAAAAGATTTAAACTTCTTCTTGCGCTACGTAAGTCATTACCACTATTTGTTCGCATACCACATCTTTCGTATGCCTCTTCAATAATATCATCGATATTTAAATCGAATGCTGTAGTTCCTGACGTAGCCATAATTCATTACATTAAATCTTTATAATAATCTAAAGACTTTCCTGGTACTAATTGTTCATCTTGTAGACCCATGCCAGAAGTTCTAGCTGCGCCATAACCTCTTGTAGATTTAGCTTCCATACCCATTGAAGCATACATCATTTTACCTTTTTTAGCTTTCATCATTTTCTTTTCT